AATTCTAAAATCATCACGCTTAACTGATTTTTTAGTGAACTGGTCTTTTTCAACCGTTATGTATTTGTCAGTAACTTCGATAACTTTTAAGAATTTTGTGTCGCGGAAGCATATTTTATCTCCACGCCTTATTTCATTTTTGCTGAACATATTACTACCTCAAAAATAATAGGGCTGTCGGTGCTATACCTCCTAGAGGGCTTCATTACTCTACCGACTGTATTAAGTTCCTTGCTGCAACACCCTAGCAATTATTTATCCGTTAATTATTTTCATTGCATCTTCAACGCTCCGAGCAATTCCTGCAAGTGCGCCGTTTTTACGCATTGTTTCTAAAAAATTGATTTGATCAGGTCTTACTCGACCTGTTTCACTTTTTACTTCAATATAAAATACTTGACCGTCTGGGCGAAATCCGTACAAATCCGCATGACCTTTTGGCAATCCTGTATCAAACCAACGTCCATCAATCGTTTGTACTTTTCCAACATTACTGCGAAATATTTTATTTCCAGCTTGCGATACTGCAAGCATTATTTCTGACTGGATTTGATGTTCTGACTTCATAAGTTAAGTACGGTTACATTGGTTACACTCCGAACACAGTCATACCAAGATTTGTAAACATGTAACTATTGTAACCGCCATTTCTTACTCCTTTTTATTTATATATTTATTCTTTTTATTTACTATTTCTTATATTTAATAGTTACAATAGTTACAAAGTAATAAGAATATAGATAAATAAAGGGTTTAGCCTTGTAACCGTTCCTAAAAAGTACGGTTACAAGTCGGTTACTCCGGTTACAACTTACAAAAACATTTTGTAGGTTTTTCTTTATCTTCATTATCCCAACGGAAACCAATATAATAATTAGGGGTGTCTTCACTTGGCATGAATTCTTTCGGACGAACCAATTTTTTCTCCCATTCCTTAGAAACATGTTTCGGAACTTCTAATTCAAACTGTCTTTTAGCTAATGCTGTATAACCCGAATCTCTACACCACTCTTGATAGAGCCACCATAAGAAACGAACAGGTAAGACACTTGATTTAAATCGAGGAAACCACTCATTGACAAACTCAATAATTGAGTTGTTCTTTTCTTTGAACTCCTGCATCATCACCTTTGTTGCTTGAGGCTCGTCAAATCGTTCAAAGTTTAATTCAATTGCTTTTTTTAAAACATATTGAAGGACTTCTTCACGGAAAATGTAATCATCTTTAATTGCCCAATTATCGTCCTTAGCTGAAAATGTTTTTCTAAAAGGAATAATTAAGAAACGTCGATAAGTTCCGTTTGTTTTATTTCTGACTTTAGGCAATCCATTCGTAGATTGAATGACTGTCTTTTTATAAAATGAAACGTAAGGTTGTTTTCCTTTTTCTTCCACAAATACTGGTTCACCAGTGACTACACTATTAAAGTTTGAACTGTCATCAATATATAATCCGGCTTGAACATCATCTCCGATGATTACAGTCTTACCTTCAATCATTGAAAGGGTGAACCGTTCAGAAAATTGATTGATTTTCAAACTCGCTACATTTTGCAATCCAACTAAATTACTAATTAATTGTTGTAATGTTCCCTTACCGTCATTCCCTTCACCGACAAACCAGATAGATTTGCGATAAGAGTAATTCCCATTTAAACTTGCTGAGATGACTTGCCATAACAATTTGACAAGTTCTTCATCTCCGCTCATTAAATCAAGTAACCAATCATCCACATTCCAACCATTGATATTAGGTGCTTCAATTTCTTCGATATATTCCGTTTCAATTGTTGAAGTGAAAACATATCGGTTAGAAAACGGTTCTAATTTTTTTGTTTTCTTATTATAGATGCCATTTTTTACAGGAACTAAATCACGGCTTGCTGTACTTTCAACTTCTTTTGCCATGTTTTTAAGGTGAAAGATTACTTGATTTGATTTAGCTTCTGAGAAACTAGGTTCAAGCCAGAAAATCACATTATGAAAGAAATCTGCTCGTGTTTCATAAATTCCTTTATCAATGTTATAAACAGCCAAACGATCATTAATTTTTACAATTGTCATGTGTTCCTGCATCTTAGTTGCGACAACTAAAGGAGGAACGCTTTTTACTTTGTCATTTTCTTCAAGGTAAAACTCTCTAAATCTTTTGAAATTATTTCTCAGGTCTCTGAGACTCGTAATTTCATTTGTTGGAAAGCTGACAATTTTCTTTGATTCATTATATTCAGCCTCCATCGCTTCGAATTCCATTTCTTCGCCTCATCTCCTTCTTAAACATACTTTCAAAAGTCCTTTCAAACTCTTTATCTTCTAATGGATCACTTGTGGCAAAATTAGCTTGTTTAGCTAATTGATAAACCACATCAAAATTCACATTTCTTAAAAACAAACCACCTATAAATCGAGCTAAAGCATCATTTCTGCCGCCACTATCTCCCAAACCATGAACAATTGTTTCAAAGAGTTGAGCAGTTTTGCTGCTTCCACTAGTTGTAAATCCCGAAAAATCATAATGGGTATAGTTGTCACGATTTTTCATAATCTCACGAATCAATTCTTTAGGTGCAGTAATAATTGGCAACTGATTATCCCATTTATACTGACCTTTTCTGGTAACGCTAGGTGGAATCACAACATAATTGTTTTCGTGGGCCTTGATGTCAACTCCTTTTAGAAATCCAATGCGTTGAGTCACGGCCATATCTTCACGTTTCAAGAAAAAGTATTGTTTCCCACCACTCGCTGTTGTTTGAGATAATGTAGGTTTCCACCATTCTTCACCTAACAGCGGTTGAATAGATTCATAGCCATTTATATCGTTATGAACATCAACGTCTACCACAACGAATTTATCGCACTTCATGGCTAAATTTGCTGTAGGATTTTGTTTCCAAAAAGCTTTGATTTCATCTTCTGTCAGTGGCTCACGATCTGCAAATTCTATCATTGGCTTTTTGTCACGAGAAACTGGAATAATTGATATTCCAAGTTTCTTGTAACGCAAGGCCGTCTCAAGCATTATATTTTCCATATTTAGAAAGGCAGAGCGTCGTCGCTGATTTCAGGGGCGCTTTGAGCCGCAAGCATACTGGTTTCCATTTTCTTCACATTCAAGTTTTCGTAAGTCTTACCATTTGATTCGCTTGTTTCATTCTTAACTGTGACTTTCAAAGCTTTTCCTTCAAGCATGCCAAGATAATCATCTAAGCTCTTGAATTTTGTGCCGTTTGGAATTCCTGATTGTTTCGCAAGATTCATAATAGAACCTTCTGGATATTTCCCAGTATCTTTTTTCTGCCAAATTTTATGGAAAATCACACTGTTTTTATGTGGTTGGTCAAAATCAGTACGGATGCGAAGTGGAATATCAAGATAATCAGCTCCATTTGGAGTTGTTTTCTCCATGGAGTGCTCAATAGTTACTTCATAAACACCGTCTACAATATTTCCGAATTCTGACGCTTTTTCATAATCGATTTCAAACATTTTTTATTACCTTGTGGCTATAGCCACCCTCTCTTTTTTTGTTGTTGGAAAACCCAACCGTTTTTATATCCGTGTTGATTTTTGAATTCAACGAGTTCATCAACACTGTCACACATATCAGCACTGATATATGTAGAAACTCGTTTTTTTAGTTTTTGAACTTTTGCCTCAGTTATTTCTTGAAGTTCAATTTCTTTGATATTTTCAAGCTCTCGCTCAGTTAATTCAGGCTCATGACCACAATATGGACAAGCCCTTGTATTTGAACTATCAAAACATCCGAAACACATTTCACATTGTTTAATAGTCAGTTCGCCTTGTGTGTTATACTCAGAACGTTTTTTGGAGATACCGCTGAGCGTCCACTCTCTATCCTCATTAGGTAGGCCATGTCTTGTATAGTTTCCAACGTGGTCAATCAGAATCGCTGTTTTACCAGGTTTAGGATTTAATGGCCTCATTGCAAATTGTAAGAATAGGCTGAGTGATTGAGTTGGTCTTAGCATAATACAAGTCGTCACATCTGGTAAGTCAACTCCTTCAGTGAATAACTCAACATTAATCAGAACTAATATTTCACCAGCTCTAAATTTATTCATGATAGCTTCACGTTCAGTTTTTGGAGTTTTACCATGAACGACTTCTGCAGTTATTCCAGCTTGATTGAATTCTTCTGAAATATGTTTTGCTGTTGCTACATTGTGAGCGTAACAGATAGCTTGTTTACCTTTGGATAGTTTATTGTAGTGAGCAATAACGTCTCCATAAATCGCTCTTTTAAATGCTTCATCCATTGACTTTTGTGTAAAATCACCACTTGTTTTCTTTAGTTGTGAAGTATCAATGATATTTGGGGCATAATATTTAAAGGTAGCAATATTTCCGTGCTCTTGCAGCCACTTGATAGACTTTCCTGTTATTAAGTCATCAGCCATATCTTCAAATCCTTGACCATTCAAACGAATAGGCGTTCCAGTAAAGAATAGTTTTAAGGCATTAGGGAAAGCTTCCAGTATTTTTTTATAACTGTTTGCTTTGATATGATGTGCTTCATCTACCAGAATAATATCAGGCGGTGGAAGTTCATCAATTTTCCTAACTAATGACTGAACACTTCCAATCGTGACATATTCCATATTGACTTGATTTAATTCAAAAGTTTTAACAACCTGATCATTAATTTCTTTTCGGTGACTAAAGAACAAAACATGATTCTTCTTGTCAGTAGCACCTTTGGAAATATCAGCCATCACAACTGTTTTTCCAGATCGTGGTGGACTTTGCACAATGATTGAGCGATTACCTTTTAAGAATGAGCTTTTAATTGATTCCACTAATTCTTCTTGATAATCACGTAGTTTCATCTGGTGTTTCCTTTACTTCTGACTTAAACTGCCAAATTTCCTCTTGCTTGGCAAACTTTGCATCTGAAAGTTGATTTTTAGCAAATGTAGCATTAGATGGTGTAAGAATAAAACCTCGATTGCCCGTCTCTTCATTAATTACTAATCTACCAACCATATTGACTAACCCCATAACATTGGTAATTATCTTTTCTCGTATTTGAGGAATAGCCTGATCATAAAGTTGCCCCGTAGGAAGTTTAATTTCACGAGTAGTTTCCCAAGCCGTATAAACTTTATTCACATTCGGCCAAGAATTGACATATCGGATAAGATTTGGAAGGTAGAAAGAAAATTTATTATAATCTCCCATTTCAGGTATTCCCATCATTCTTCCGTCTTTAGTTTTGCTCTTTTTAGCTTTCTCCCCAAGCCATGCTTGCTCTAGCTCCGATAGATTATCAATGACAATATTGTCATAATTTTGAATGTGTTCATCATGAATTTCTTCAAGCATTTTTGCAAAACCAACTTCAACATCATTAATATCAGCATAAACAATATCGATGTTTTCTTCTCCTGATAAAACATTTGTTGTACGGTCAACATCAACGACAAGCGTGCGTCCAGGTAAATATTTAATGGTTGATGTTTTACCAGTTCCTGGAGGTGCATAGATAAGGGCTGAAAAATTACTTCCTTTTTCTAATTCTGACGCTTTTTTAATTTCCATTATCTAAACCTCAAACTTTCACTGTAAATTCTTCTGTTTTATCAAACTTGAAACCCTCTACGATTTCGCCATCTTCTGACACGAGCTGACCGCCATCTTTTACAAATGCTTTGAGTGCCTTTTTATCAACACTCTCGGTCGTTTTAGTCTTAACAGAAACGAATTTGCCGAACCCTTTTTCTTTAAGCTCTGAAAGCAAATTATCGTCATAAGAAGCTTTTTCTTTTTTTGAAAATCGAACACTACCGTTGATGGTTTTCTTGGGACTCTTTGTCTCAAGAGTTAAATAATATTGTTCAGCCAGCCCTTTGAAATAATCCATTTCTTTCTGTTCTTCAACTTGAAGTTTTAAACGGCGCATTTCAATTTCATACAATTCGGCATTATATTTTTCTTTGATAGCTTTTCTTGATTCTTCAGCTTGAATTTCATACTCATCACATTGGATTTGATGTTCTTTATATTTACCAAGTACCCAGTTCAGTTCACTATCATTTTTAACTTTATACGGTTCTTTTTCTTCCGTCATTATTTCCTCCGATTTATTATAATTTGGCATTCCAATTTGATATTCCTTTTTTATAGCGACTTAGTACGTACTCTTTGGCTCGTTCTGCTTCTTTGAGTGTCGTGAAGCTTTGACGATACTCATTATAATTACGCACAATCTTAACTACGTAGCAAGCAGACCCTTGATTTGGTTGGTAGTAAATGTTTTTTATTCCTATTGACAAGTTATTTTTTCTTGCTTCGGGGTTATTCAAGTATTTCTCAAGCATTTTTCTACGTCTACTTTCAAGTAATTCTTTATTCAAACAACCACATGACTTTGTTTTCCTTCTTTCAAGGTTACTTCCAGAAACAATCGTTTCGTTGCCGCAATCACATATGCACTTCCAGCATATGTTGCGACCTTTAGTAACTTTACTGCTTCGTTCAATCACAGTCAGGCGACCAAATCTTTGCTCCGTTAAATCAACAAATTTGGGCATCAGTAAACCTCCAGCAATACTCCACCGCTTCTAAGTGGTGTAAAGTTCATTGTCTTACCTTGATAAAGCACTGTATCGCTTGTTCGTGTGATAATCCATTTTGCACCATCGATTAGAGCAGTTTGAAGCGCAGCATCTGCTTCTTTTGATGTTAAAATTGTGTTTTTCATCTCTTTCTCCTTTTTTCCAATAATTGCCAATTATCCGCAATCCACTTAATGATTGGGTCCCGTGGAAAAGCTTCTTCAACATCTCCGTTTTTCACAACTGGGAAATTATGTTCATAGCGGTAATACTTATCAAAAGTGTTCCCACTTACTCCGATAAATTCAGCTGCTAATTCTCTGGTCATAATTAACGGATAGTCAGTATCATTTTTTAGATTTTTTCTTTGCATGAATTTTCCTTTCTAAACTAGTTTTAAACGGTAATAAAAGGCAATATCTGACAATACTTCAAAAGCGGTTCCCCCACTTTCTTTTCCGCTAAGGATATTCGACATTCGACTGTCTGGGATCTTGTTGCCTTTTTTAGAGGCAATCTCTGATAACCAAGAGTTCGTGTAGCCTTTCCTATCTTTAAGCTCATTAACAGCATTTCGCAACTGTTCCAATTTTTCTTGTGCCATGGCGCTCCTTTCTTGACTTTTATAAAAAAATTAAAGAAAGTTTATAAAATATATATATTTATGCTTGACATTTGAGTATCAATAAACTACAATAAAAGCATAGTTAAAGAGCCTATAAAACACTTTATAAAACTTGCTTGGCGGCGTTGTTCATTAGTATTTATTTAGGTTTTCTTTAAACTTTTTATAAACATTCTTTACAAAAACTATTATAGACTATTGATACTATCTTGTCAATACAAAAGTATCTTTTTTCTACAAATATTTTTTGTATCATCTGTGAAAGGCTGATATAAATGGATTTATATGAAAAAATAAAAGAACTTGCTTCTCAAAAAAATGTATCAATTAGGCAAGTTGAAGAAAAATTAGGATTTGCCAATGGAACAATTAGACAATGGGGAAAGAAAAACCCTGGTATAAATAAAGTTAAAGACGTTGCGAAATATTTCAACGTTTCAGTTGATTTTCTACTTGGTTTGGATGATAATCAAAGAAAGAAAGAACCTGTTGACTTGGCGGATTTTGTTGATGATAATAAAGTAAACTGGGACGAATGGGTTTCGTTTGATGGAAAACCATTGTCTGATGAAGTAAAAAATGCAATGAAGTTAATTCTCGGAAAACGTTTAGAAGACTAGTAAGGAGGCTCTATGCTTAAACAGGAAATTATAGAGCAGACTATTATAGAAATAGAAAATCATGGAATTGATGTTATAGGGGACAATTCTTTCCCAATTGATGCTATTACCAATAATAGAAAAAAGATAACAATTTACAATCCGCAAATCGCAACACCTTTTAAACTCACACATGAACTTATTCATATTATAAATTGTGATATACATCGTTTCGATGAATATGATTCTACATCTCCGCAAGAAAAACGAGCAAATACCGAAGCTATTTTAAAACTTTGGAATTTCTTTGAACAACAAGGAGGAACTACTGAGGAATTATACCAATTCATTGAAGTTACTGGTTGCCCAGAAAAGCTAACTAAAATTATAGTTTTAAAATCAAAAATTAAATCATGGGATAAAGAAGAGGTTCAACATCAAGTAACTCATTATTTAGATAGCACCGATGATGAACCAGAAAGTTGGAACGTTTATAGTATAATGGATGCGTGCCATATTGATCACAAATGGGAGTCATTAGTTATGAGTACACTTTTGGATTTAAGCTCAAAATTTAATTCCCAAAGGGTAATTTAAAGAGGTGTTTTATGAAATTTGGAATGAGAAAGCCTAGCCTAGCAAAAAGCTTAAAAGCTAGAACAACTACAAAATATAAGCGTAAAGTAAAAAAATCCCTTATTCCTGGATATGGAAATAAGGGCATGGGTTGGGCAAAAAATCCGAAAAAGGCAGCATATAATAAAGTGTATAAAAAGACCTCATTTTCATTGTGGAATTTATTTAAATAAAAATAGAGTTGCCAATCTCGTTAAAAGGCAGGAGTAATTTATGACATATATTGACGAATTAAAAGAACTTAAACAGTTGTTGGATGATGGAATACTAACACAGGAAGAATTTAGTGATCAAAAATCACATTTACTTGAATCTTCTAAAGAAATAGTTAATGCTGATCCAACTTCTAATAGTATTGAATCAGAAGGGCATGAAAAAAAAGTTGAGGTTTTTGATAAAAACAAATGCGCATCATGTGGTGCAAAAATTGGTGTAATGACTCGCTTTAAATTAAAAGACAATCATTTTATTTGTGCAAACTGCATAAAAAAAGCCGGTTTAACAACTAGTCCTTCTAACCAAGAATTTATTAAACAAAACGTAACGCTTGATACTCTCTTTGGCGACCATGATAAAACGAAAACAAGTCAACCTACAATTAACAAAATTAAAGCCCCGGTAGTTGATAAACATGCAATTAAATGTCCCAAATGTAAAAGCACTGATGTTGTATTCATGCAACAAGGGAAAAAAGGGTTCTCTGTTGGTAAAGCTGTCGGTGGCGCTGTCTTAACTGGAGGTATCGGTACTCTAGCAGGTTTTGCTGGGAAAAAAGGTAAAAAGCAATGGCATTGTAATAATTGTGGCCGAGTTTTTGAAACAAAAAAATAAATAAAAAAAGCCGTTCCTACTTTGGCGAGCGGAGAACGGCTTTTATCTAGTATGGTAAAAATTGACAAAACAGTCAAGTCTTTTACTGTACTCAATTTTAGCAGGAAAGTGAGTAAAAATCAAATCATGGCAAATTTTAGGAAACGTGGTAAGACATGGCAATTCAGACTTTCATATAAAGATAATAATGGAGAATATAAAAAGTTTGAAAAGGGTGGCTATAAAACAAAAAAAGAAGCCGAAGCTGCAGCTGATGAAGCAAAGAAACGATTAAATAACCATTCAGAATTTGACAATGATATAACCATTTATGATTTCTTTGAACATTGGGCTACAGTTTACAAAAAGCCACATGTCACCGAAGCAACTTGGAGAACATATAAGCGTACTCTAAAATTAATTGATAAATATATCAAAGATAAACCAATCGCTGAAATTACCCCTACTTTTTATCAATCTGTGCTAAATAAAATGGGATTAATTTATCGCCAAGAGTCAATGGATAAATTCTTTCACCAAATGAAAGCGGCCATGAAAATTGCTGTTCATGAAAAACTTATTAGCGAAAACTTTGCCGACTTTACAAAAGCTAAATCAAAATTAGCAGCCCGTCCAGTTGAAGAAAAATATTTGCACGCTGATGAATATCTAAAGCTCCTAGAAATCACTGAAAAAAACATAGAAATAACTAGTTATTTCGCTTGTTACTTAACTGCAGTAACTGGAATGAGGTTTGCAGAACTTTTGGGCCTTACATGGGATCATGTCAATTTCGATAATAAGGAAATTTACATTCAAAGAACTTGGGACTACAGTTTTACCAATCGCTTTGCAGACACAAAAAACGAAAGCTCTAAGCGTAAAATTCCTATATCTCCTAAAACTATTAAACTTCTTAAAGCCTATAAAAAAGAGTACTGGAACGAAAATAAGTACAATAGAGTAATTTATAATTTGACCAACTTAGAATTAAATAAAACACTTAAAAAAATTACTAAAAGGAATGTCCACCCTCATTCCTTGAGACACTCCTTTGCATCCTATTTAATTTATAAAGGTGTAGATTTATTAACTATTTCCAAATTATTAGGTCATGAAAATTTGAATATCACGTTAAAAGTTTACACACATCAATTAAAAGAAATGGAACAAGAAAACAATGATGTCATCCGTGGAATTTTTGATAATCTCTGACCCTAGTTGACCCTAATTTGTCCCCAAACTTTTGAGAGTGCATAAAATAAAGTAAAAATAAAACGTAAAAAACCGCATAATAGAGCGGTTTTATTATTCACTTATTTTCATCTAATTTAAAATGTAGTCCCAATCTGGGATTTTTTTGTTAGTTAGAGCAAGAACATTCATTAGTTGTGCAAGAACAGCTTGACTCATTTTTTATTAATCCAACTTTTTGTAAAATTTGTTGGCGGTATGAGGATCGTCCGATGAAACGTGTGACTTTACTGAAGATGTAACAAGATAAGAGTGTGACGAAAAAATTTGGAAGGGCAAGATAAGTCACGACTGCTAATAGCATAACTACAATATCAATACCAAAGAGCGTTTTATTTATTTGCACTTTCCACTTGTTTTCAAAAAGTCGCGCAAGTAGAATAGAGCCGCCAAATGTTCCTTGTGATAGAACAACTAAACCTGCACCAATTCCTGAGAGGATTCCGTCTATAATTCCCACAGTAATCAATGAGTCCATTTGAAAGCCAGTAATTCCTATGGCTTCATAAATCATCATCCATCCGCTCATGGCCAGCGCTCCAGGAATGGTCAGTAACAATTCCCGCTGCTCAAGTAGTTTCCAACTCAAAAGAAAGAGTGGAATATTGACTGCAAAAAAAGTCAAAGCTGGATTCATTCCGAAAACAAAGTGAATAAATACTGAAAATCCTGCGATTCCATTGCTAGCCATCGCGTTAGGAACGACAAAAAGTTGAATAGAGAGAATATAAAGGCCTACACCAACTAATAGTATGAATAGATCTCTGAGAAATAGTCTATCAATTTTTACTCCGATTAAAGTCATTTTACCTCCTTTATTAGTTTTTTCTTATAATCTAATGATAACATTTTTATATTTATTCTTTAAACCATATCCCTCGTTGGGCCTATTTTTATTATCTTCTTTAGTTCTTGATATAATATAGATATGTTATAATACAGGTATAAACGGAAATGAGGACGATTTTGGCAACTAATAATTCTGAAATTTTTTATGAAACAAAAGGAACAGCCTATTTAGGTGTGGTTGAAAATGGAAAAATTATCTTGGGTGATGCTGGTTTTGAATTTGAATATAAAAATCCACGTCGAGGACAAAATATTTTCTTTACTTGGTCAAGTATTAAAAGCGCCGAAGTTGATGTTTCAATCAGTGGAAAACTTGGTCAGCAGTTTTCTTTGATTTTAGACACTCAAGCTAAGGTACGATTTTCTTCTAAGGATTCCGGTTCTATTTTGAAAAAAGTTGCTGAATATGTGGGTAAAGAAAATATTGTCAGAGCACCTAGTTTGCTTGACCCTTTCCGTCGCGCTTTCAAAAAGTAA